AGATTCAAGACGGTGACGGTAGAGCATTAGAGCTTTATTTCAAGTATCGACACGGGTTACCAAAACAGAAAACAGAGGTAACTACAGATAGCGAACAACCATTTATTTTAACCCTAAATAGTGGAGCTAAGTAAGAAGCAAACAGAAGCTTTTGAATTAGCTACTTCTGGGGAAAAAGATGTAATACTTTACGGAGGTGCTATTCGTGGAGGCAAGACCTACTGGCTACTAACTACATTTTGCTACCTAGCTTCGACCTATGCTAATTCTAGATGGGTTATAGTTCGTGAGAGCTTACCTACGTTAAAGCGTACTACTCTGGTATCGTTTCAAGCGTTACTAGCTGAGGGGTTAGATGTTTACGTTAAGTCATTCAATAGAGACACTTATACGGTGACCTTTCGCAATGGTTCGCAGATTATCTTCATGGCTGAGTCGTTTGATACTGATAAGGAATTAAACCGCTTTAGAGGTCTAGAAATAAATGGTGCAGGTGCTGAAGAGATTAACGAATTACAAGAGGCTACATTCCACAAGCTAATAGAGCGTACGGGTACATGGCTAAAGGCGGGCGATGTTCCAGCGGTCATACTAGCTACTTGCAACCCTACTCATAACTGGGTAAAGAATCGTTTTTATGATGCTTGGAAAGAGGGCACACTACCTAAGCGGTGGAGCTACATTCAGGCTAAGATAACCGATAACCCTTTCATACCTAAGAGCTATTTACAGAGCCTTAAAGACAATATGCTGCCAAACGACTATCAAAGGTTCGTTGAAGGCGATTGGGAGGTAATAGAGGTTAACAATAGGTTTGCCACTAACTGGGATGATAAGTACGTAGTTGATGACATCTACATAAAAGAGAATGAGATTCTTTATGTTAGTATGGACTTTAACGTAGAGCCTTTTGGTTTCATCTATTACCAAGCGTATCAAGATAGTAAAGGCTTCCACTTTCACATATTGGACGAAGAGACAATTAACGAGGGGTCAATCAACCAAGCGGCTAGACAGATAGAGTTTAAATACTATCCGTGGATTCATAACATGATTATAACAGGAGACTACAACGGAAACGCTAGAACGCTATCTAACGGGTCTTATTACGAGCAACTAAGTCGAGAGCTCAAGATACCTATGCGTAACATTCAAACAAGCGCAAACCCTCAACATAAGAAGTCTAGGAATGATTTAAACTATGTTCTCTATCATCACCCAGACTTTAAGATCCATAAGCAATGCGAAAGCACTATTAGAGACTTGCGTTTTGTGGAGGCTAACGGTGAAGGTGGTCTAGTTAAAGAGAACAGAAAGAATATCCATGAACGCGCGGACCATATGGATTGCGTGAGGTATGCTGTTAATCACAAAGCAGTTAGCGATTGGATTAAGTTTAACCAAGCTATTAGGGGTTAGACCAGAGTACTCTATCCTCAAAGCTCACGATACAAGTATCATAGCCGTGTGTAGTATAGTGGTCTATTAGGCTTTGCGTATTCCAGCCTAGAACGTCCTCTTCGCAAGTTTGCAGAATCTTATCCTGACCTTTACAAGTTAAGCACTCGCGTACTTCGGTGCAGCCAGATATTAGTAGTGCAATGGGTATTATCTTTCTCATGTTTCAAAGGTAGTATAAAAAAAAAGTAAAAAAAGTTGCAGAAAGTTTTGGTAGTCTAAAAAGTAGTAGTACATTTGACTTGTCAAACAAACACAGACACGCCATGAATGCTTTTCTTATTACATCGCCAAAAGGAGTTTCAGAATGGAAATCTACATTTGTAGAAGCTCAAGAAGAAATGAACCGACTTGAAAAGTCAGGAGTTGTTTCTAACGTAACCGTTCAACAGTTCGTTAACGGAATTCTCGCTAAGTCTTTCACATATAACTGGAACGGTGTAGAATGGGAAAAGTAGACGATAGAGGGCAGCTATATGAGTCTCACTACTTATCTAGTGGTGAGGTTATTTGGCTTTATTCTGACAAGCTCCACAGGCTTTATAGTATCGCAGATCTAAATGGTCTAGACCTATCTAACCCTAGTCAATTTAGAGCTGCTCAAAAAATATTTGAAAAAAAACACTAAAAATTTTGGTAGTCTAAAAAGTATTAGTACATTTACACTCAGAAACAAACACACAAAGCCATGAGCAAAATGAACACAATACCAACAGACATCACTAGCCTACCAGTAGTAGCGCAAACCATCAGAGTTATCCGCGTTATGTGGGATGTAAGAGCTGAGAAGCCTTTCGGCAACCATTGGTTGAACGGAATTGATGAAACTGCTGAGAAAGCTCTTTCTATGCTTTTCGCTCAGTACGCTGAGGGGCATGAGACTACTGGAACTTTCGCTAGAAGATTAGCGGGGGTTTAATCTCAAAACCTAAACCTAACTAAAGAGCCTCCAATTAGGGGGCTTTTTTTTTGTATCTTTGCCTTATGACATTAAGCAATGAACAACTAGAGAACCTCGAAAGTCACGCTAAGGCTATGATTGAGGGCAAAAAGAACATTACAGAAAACCTTAACCATCTTATCAAAGAAGCTCAGAAAGTCGGCTATGTGATAAGCCCTAAGACTGGTAAGGTTACTAAAAAGATAGAACAATGATCTGCAACCCATGTACTACCGTTTTACCTATTCCCTACTGTGCTACTAACGTATGGGTAGGTGATTGGTCTGCTGATGGTGTCGCGTTATTCGTGTACACTTTAAACACGGCTACGGGTGTTATCAGTAAAGAATCAACCACTAGCGGAACTGATGGTAAGATAAGCATCACGTTTCCTAATAGAATAGCTAATGCCACTTACGAGGTATGGGTTAATACAGATGAGTCTAAGGCGTTTTCTAAAGAGGCTTTTGACCTTCCAGATACAAGTACCTCAGTAACTTGTTTAAGCGTTAGATTTGAGCGCGTAGGAGACACTATTGCAGAAGCTAAACTATCTGAATGATAATATACATTGCACTCTGCATAATCGGCATATATGAAGCTACTGACAGCTTACTATACACGTTCACAGGAAAAGACCTTAGCGTCTACTTCGATATGCTCGAAGGTAAGAAAGCTCAGAAGTATCTTAAGCCTATAATCTTCTGCACTCTTTGCATGAGTAGCTTTTGGGGTTTAACGCTTCAATTGACCTATGGCACGCCTTTAATGCTTATTACTAACCTATTCGCTATATGCGGGGTTGTTCGTATCGTTACGGCTATAATAGACAAACTAGATAAATGAAACTACTTTTCAAACTACTTTCTAAGGTATCTCCAGATACTATTGACGCTTACATTCGCCAAAGATGGACTAAGCCCGTAGGGTTCGAGGATCTTAACTTAGCCTTTATTGATGAAAGCGGTAAGGCTTGGTATGAGTTCGGTAACGGTATGGCTAACCCTATTAAACGAATAGAGCAGCAATCTCAGTTCGTTTCTTTTCTGTCTGCAAGGGTAAGCCCTGAGGCTATGGAGATAGCTTATGAGGGTGTTACTAAGGCGTTCAATGAAGGCAAGTATCTAGAGGGCTTAGTTATCTTTAAGCGGTTCATGGATATGCGAGATATGATTATCCCGCTAGACGTTCTTATTAACGCTTTAGCTGCTGACTTTATACGTGAAGATGAGAGCATAACAGACATTAACGACAAGATACACCAAGAGAAATGCGACTACTTGAAAAAGGTAGTTGATAATGGTGATAGCTTTTTTTTTCAATTGACCGCTGTGAAAGACCTATCAGAACGGTTCAAGATTTCCAGAGACTCATGGGCGGTCATTTCGAAAGGCTACAAGGAAAGTCTAAACGAGCTAAAGGAAGAGATAGAGCTGGTTCGTTCGATGAACTTAGAAAAAGGATCGCTAACGAAAGCGCAACCCTCAGGCAATTCATCAGAAACAACCTAGCAACCAACGCTGAAGAGTTCAATCACTTGATGGGTTTGTCAGGTGAGCAAATGTTATTTGAAATTCGTATCTTTGTAGATAAGGTCTTAGACCAACGCAAGCACTCTAAACGGTAGGCTTTATACACCGTTATCTTGTTTACAGATGGCGGATAAAATAGTAGGCGTCTACGATATAAAGGTAGATCAAGCGGTAAAGAACCTCAACAAGCTAGAGAAAGAGGTTAAGGACGTTGGTACTCAGTCTAAGAAAACCGCTAAAGATACAGAGCAGCAATATACTAAACTTTCTAAGAATCTAAGCGGCTCGTTTAAGAATTTAGGTAGGCAACTGGCTGGTGCTTTTGCTATTGGTGGCTCTGTTATGCTTCTAAAGAACGCTATAACTGGAATAATCAACACTACCAAAGACTTTGAGTTCCAGATGTCTAGAGTTAAGGCTATCACGGGTGCAACTAGCAAAGAGTTCAATAAGCTTTCTACTGACGCTAAGAGGCTAGGTGCTTCTACTAAATTCACCGCTACTCAGGTAGCTGAATTGCAAGAGGAGTTCGCTAAACTAGGCTTTTCCACTACTGAGATACTTAACGCGACTGAAGCAACTTTAACACTAGCTGAAGCTACAGGTAGTGAACTTGCAGAATCGGCTAACGTAGCGGGTGCGGTTCTTAGGTCGTTCGGTTTGGATGCTGAAGAAACCCAGAGGGTTGTTGACGTAATGGCTTTAAGTTTTTCTAAGTCTGCTCTTAACATGACTGACTTTAGCGAGGCTATGAAGTTTGTAGCTCCTATTGCTAAGTCCGCTAATATAGAGATTGAAACGGTAACCGCTTTACTAGGCAAGTTAGCAGATAGCGGTTTGCGTGGTTCTATCGCTGGTACTGGGTTAAAGAACCTATTAGCTGAACTATCAAACGAAAACAGTCAACTAGCTAAGAGGATTGGTTTTTCCGTCAAGAATAGTAACGACCTTACTAAAGCTTTCGAGGTTCTAGCTACTAAGAATATTGACCTTACAGAAGCGTTAGCCCTTACAGATAAAAGAAGTGCAGCAGCCTTTACTACCTTGATCAGAGGTGCTGAAGATGTAAAGATATTAAATGATGAACTAGTAAACGCTACGGGTGCAGCTCAGGAGATGGCTGATGTAATGCGTGATAATTTAAAGGGCGATTTAGATCAGCTTAGCGCGTCATTTGAAAGGCTTCAGTTAGCACTCGGTGAGGGTGAAGGTGGACTAGCTAGACTAGCTAGGTTAGGGGCTAAAAACTGGACAAGTTACGCAGAAGCTGCTACTAGAGCTGCTTTGTCTAACGACCAACTAATTGAGCAGAAAACGGCTGAGCAGTTTGCTGAAATATCAAAAAGCATAGATGAGAGTAGTTTGTCTATTGATGAGTTAATAAAGAAATACGGAGAACTTCTAGTAGGTAGTATAGATAACTACCAAGCTCTAGTTGATCAGGGTAGGGTTACTGATGAGGTTAACGAAACATGGCTATCTAGCATAAATGCACTTCAGCAAGTTGTGAATATGCTTAGGGAAAAAAGAGACGCACAAAAAGAAGATAACGAAGAAACGGAAAACGCGGTAGTAGTTACAGATTTATATGTTAACTCAATAAACCAACTAAATAAGGAATTAAAAGACTATCAAAAAGAACTTAAAGACGCTGAGATAGGTTCTACAGAGTTTTTTAATATAGTTGACAAGATAAATAAAAAGACTAGAGAGCTTAACGATGCTATAGCCATGACAAAGCTAGCCGATGCTCTAAAGGTTGATGTTGAAGTAGATGAAGATGGTGAGGATAGATTTATAGCTAATCAATTAGAGTTTTTAGATCAGAACTTTCCAGATGCAGTAGAAAGAGCTACTACTTATGCTAGTGATCAATGGGATGAGTACTTTAATAGTGTAATGGAAGGTCAAGATGAAATGACCGAGCATAATAAGGCTTCTTTTTTCGATTACGCTAATGCTACTGGTGATCTGTTCGCGAATCTCTCTCAGATACAAAGAAACCTAAACGAAGAGGAACTAAACAACCTAGCAGCTCAATTAGAAAGAGGGCAAATAACTAGAGAGGAGTACGATGCAAAGCGTAAAGAGATAATGAGAGAGCAAGCGGAAAGCGATAAGGCTCTAGCTATCTTTGACGCCACTGTTAACGGTGCTTCTGCTATCGTTAATGCTTTGAACACAGACCCCACAGGAGTGTTAGCCGCTATAGTTGGTGCTAGTGTTGCGGCTCAAATTGCTGCTATTGCCTCGCAACCTTTACCACAGTTTGCAGAGGGTGGTTTCATTAATGAGCATGGTGAGTTTGTGGGTCGTAAACACTCACAAGGTGGTGTTAAGATAGAGGCTGAAGGCGGTGAGTTTATAACTGCTGCAAAGTACGCGCAACCTAACAAGGATATACTGAAAGCTATTAACTCTGGAAGCTGGGAAAAGTACAAAGTGGAAAACATAATAGCCCCAGCTATTGAACAAGTTCTAGAAGGTGGCTTGCAAGGCTTAGGAGCTTCTTATAGCTTACAGAATAACTTTAACGATAGAAACCTACTTAAAGCCATAGATAGACATAGGAATAGTGATAAGGACGGTTTTATGTATTTGGCTAAAGAATTGAAAAGAATGAACCCACGTAAACGAGGCGGCTTTGCTTGATACTTATTTAAACGGAAACCTAGTAAATGAACCCATCGGACTAGATGAGGTTAGTGAACATTTATACTACTCTAATGAGCTTAACTATTACGTAGTTGAGATAGATGGTAACCTAACCTTTACTGGAGATGAATACACTTATATTAGAGGCGTGTTCGATAGTAACATTTGCGCTGATATTGATATAACTATAGTTAACTCAGAAACTCAAGAAATAAACTTCGAGGGTATTATAAAGGTAGCTGATGTTGTATTTCGCCCTAATGAAAGGCTAGCGGTTTGTGAGGTGCAGAATGACAATATAACCGCTAAGGTAGCGAATAACAGAAACATACTATGCAATCTTATTGCTGGGCGTTCTAAGAATGATACAAACTACTCTGTAACTACAACTACATTCGATGTATATAACCCTACTGCTACAACTACAGTTAGCCGTGAGGGTATAATGGTTTACGATGCTTTGAAGTCTATTGTATCGTTTATGTCAGATGACGAGTTAAGTTTCGAAAGTGATTATTTAAACTATAATAACCCTACAGGGCTAAGAGCTTATTCGGTTCTTATTTCTGGTTCTAGGTTAAGAGCTGGTGTAGGTGGTTCTATTAATATATCGTTTAGTGATTTGTTCAATGATCTTAATGCTTTATTCAATCTATCCCTAGCCTTTGAGGATGGTGTTATAAGGATAGAAGATAAAGACTACTTTAAGAATCAACAAAGCTCTGTAGTGTTTGAGGATGTTGATGAACTATCTCAGCAACTAGCCACAGAAACGCTATACGCAAAGGTAGAGTTTGGTAGTGCTCAAGTAACTAAAGAGACCGACTACTTACAAGATATTCGTTTTAACGGTCATCAACAAGAAGAGTATCATTTAGGCGGGCAATGTAATACCGACACAAAGCTAAATCTTCAGCTAAACAAGATAATAACAGATACCAACATAATTCAAAGGGTATTACCTTCTGGTTCTATGGGTGGTCAGAATGACGATACCTATGACGAGGATGTTATTATACTAAGCCTTAACAGTAGCTTTGAAACCGCTTTAACACTTAAACCCGCTTCATCTACTAACTACTACTTTAACGAGATATACACTAATAAGATAGTAGCTCAAAACTGGCTAGGTCAAATACCTCAATCAATATACGCTTTCTTAGGTGAGGGGAATGACGGATGCTTTATAAACCTATCGGTAGACCAAACAAATACAACCCCTTACGTGGATGGTTTGCAATGCGATCAAGAAAGCCCACTACCCTACAATGATGTTAACGGAAACTACGAGATAGACAATAGATACTTTCCATTGTTTCCAGTAGCTCCATTTGATACGTCAGCAGTTAACTTAATGGATGTTGGCTTTTATACTGCTCCAGCTAATAACCTTTACTCGTTTACAGTAGATGTAAATGTTTACTATGAGAACCCTAACCCATCATTTACGCCTAGCTTCTTTTTCCAAAGAATGGCAACAAACACTATAGACGGTGCTAGAGAGGCGATAGATGACAATTCAATGGTAACCACTTTCTTAGGTGCTAATGTTTGGAATATAAAAGGGGGCGGTGCTTTGTACCTTAATACGGGTGACTATGTAGGATGTTCTTTTGTTGGAACTTATCCACCTGACAAGATACTAGCTGGTGCTACTTTTGAGGTTTCAGATCCTTTAGGCGGTGTTTGGCAAACTTATGATGCTTCGAATGTTTATAATGTTCAGAATGACACTACATACCCTATTAATGTAGCAGACTGGAAAGAGATAAAAGAAAGCCCGTTTAAATACATGAGCATGACGCACAAAGAAGGTAATTCGATAGGGTGGTTAAAGGACATTAGCAGAAACCTAAAAACAAGCGAATCAACAGTAACACTAATAGCGAAAAATGGCTAATACGATACCAAATCAACCTATAATATTCGACTACTCAGATGACTGTTTACTAGCTTCTGATGACTTAAAAGTAATGGCTCAATACGGAGATATTACGCAGTTTCAGATGGAGCTAGAACCATGTGGTTCAGATGTCAATCTAATACAAGGCGGTAACTTTCAGAATGATGCTCTATGGACTTCTACTAGTTCAGCATGGGAGGTAAGTAGTGGTAACGCTATTAAGGTAGGCGGTATCTCTGGGCAACTATATCAAGCAGCTCCGACTACTACTGGAACTTTAGCTAGGCTTACTTTTACCATTGTATCTATTACAGGTGGGTCTATTAACGTATCATGGGCGGGCAATACTCACTTCTTTGATACTGCTGGAACTTATACACTATGGCTTAATGCTGACGCTACTGCTTCTGCTGCTAGCCTATCTTTCGCTGCTAACGCTTCTACATACGTTTGGCTTAGAGATGTGCAACTAATTACAGTTAACACAGATTTCCAAGTTAATATAATAGATGAGGACGATACAACAATAGACACGCTAGAAACATCTGACGGTTACTTTGATTTCTCAGATGGTTACTTTACTTGTTCTATAGATTGGGAGGATTTAGGTATAGCAGATGGATGTTATAGACTTGAAGTAGTAGATCCTTGCCCTTGTTCGCAGCGTGGTATGATTGCGCTAGACTTTATTAGCGGTACTTTTGAATGGTCTACTACTTCTAGTTGGACTATTGGAAGCGGAACGGCTAGCTATAGCGGTACGGGTGTAGGTATAGCACTTCTAAGCAATGTAATCTGCTCAGATACTACTTATGAAGTTAGTTATACTATATCTAACATGACTGCGAACGCTGAAATGAATATCAGACTAGGTAACCAAGATGGTGCAACTAGAACTGCTAACGGTAGCTATACAGAGCAGATAACCGCTAATAGTAATGGCTTTAAAATATACGGAGATTCCACTAGCGGTACTTCTAATTTTGATGTAACCAAGCTATCTATAGTAGCGGTTGATAATATTGAAACCATTACTAGCAACGAGATCAAGCTAAAAGAAACCTTAGACGGTTGTTCTTTGGCTTTGGCACTATGTAATGATTCTGATGGGCTAGGCTTTGGCTTCGCTAACACGGGGTTTAGACCGCTAATGAGAATACCCGCAAGTTTAAACCGTTCTAGCTATGTTATGGAGCGTTTGAGTTATGATAATTCAAGAGGTCGTAAAGCTACATATTACGGAAGGCGTAGAAAGGCTCTAGAGCTTGGTTATGATGGTAAATACTTCATGCACGATTTCGCTAGTTTATTCGGATTAGCAGACCACTTCTATATAAATGATGTAGAATACTTTGTAGAAGACGATGAGTACCCATCTATTAGCTGGGGTGAGTTTGATGATGTAGGAGGGGTTACGGTTAATGTAAGTGAAAAAGTACAGCTAGTAGAAAACAGAAGACTATCTAGTGCTAGCGTAGGATGCGACCCACTAGGTAGTAAGTTACTAGATAAAAATGATTTACCAATTTATGACCAACAAGATAGAATAATTAGAACACCTTAAACAATGGCAAGATTTACACAATATCCAGCAGCATCAGATAGCGATTATATAGATGCTACTACTTTCCTAATAGCTAACGAAGATGGAGAGATCAAACAGGCTTCTTTAGAAGGGCTTAGAGATAACTTTGGTAGCTCTATACAGAGTGCTAGTCTAGTTATACCCTCAGCGCAAGTATTAGCTTTAAACACTACACCGCAAACTATAGTAGAGGCTCAGGGCTCTGGTAAAGGAATAGAAGTGCTAAGTGCAAGTTTTAAGATTAGTTTTAACTCTGCTGCTTACACTACTAATACAACCTTACAAGTAGCTTCTAGCGGTGCTACTATTGCGCAATTTAGATTATTAAACGCTTTGACAGGATCTGTATCTGCAACTAGAAAGCTAGGGGAGTTAGTAAGCTCTACGGCTACAGATACACAAATAATAGCTAATGCGGTACTAGAAGTAGAAGTACCATCTGCTGACCCTGTAGCTGGTGATAGTGATATAGAAGTTTTCGTTCTTTACAGAGTAGTTGATATTTAACCCCTAAACCCTTATACAAAATGGCATTGAAAATTGCAACCCAAAACAATTTAGTCGTATTTACGGATACGGAAACGGGAGTAGAGTACCCATATAATAAAGCATGGGTTGAGGCTCGTTACACGGATAGTGAGATACATTTCGAGCATACTATCCAAAGACCGCAAACATACCCTTTTAGAACACATGAAAGCGGTGCTATTTACAAAGTGCCATTTACAGAGGTTCAAGATTCTGAAGGTACTTTACTAAACACTAAAACCGCTATACAAGAATATCTATCGGACAAGCTGGGTTTTAATGCGGCTGGTGCGGCAGCCTCAACAACGGCTTTACTAGCGCAAACAGGCTACGGTCATACTGGAGCTTTTGCGGGCAAACCACTATCTAATGACTACGTTTGGGAGGCTGGTACTGGTATCACATACACTCAGGACGATGTAGATAATGACATTTACAAAGTTCTAAGTTTAGACAATGATGTTCACTTAGCAGTAGATAACCCTTATTGGACTACGCCAGATGTTAGCGGTGGTGATAATGTTGACCTATTCAACGGCTACGCATTACCTCATAATGTAACTACGCTTTTCGATTACGAATATGATTTCGACACGGAATACCCAGCTTCTACGGGTACGGGTTTCGAGGGTTCAACTGGTAGAATAAGACTGAATGATTTACAGTATGGCGATCAACTTAGAGTTAGGTTTGATTTCAATGTTATACCTCAAGTCGCTAATACTACGGTTGAGCCAGCTCTTTGGTATTCAAACAGAAATGATAATGACGATATTACTTTTACTTTTCCGTTAACTACTAGTCCTATATTCTACGGAGGCGGTACGGTAGGTAAAACGTATCTGAACAGAACCGAGATTAGTGCGTGGGTAATATCTAACGAAGATGTAAACGCCTTAACACTTCCATCTATCAAGTCTGACAACCCTGTGATAATTCAACCTCTAGGTCTTTTAGTAACTGTATTAAGATAATAAGAATGGCAATAAGAATTGTAAGAAACGAAGCGGGTAACTGCATTAACTTTTTTGGATCAAGTAACCCAACATACTGGAACGCTTGTTTGAGTGGTCAGGTTGATAGTACAGATACCAACACAGTAAATGTAATTAACGACATTATCACGGCTCAAACAGGGGAAACAGAATACGAGTTCTTTAGAATACCTTACACCGAGTTCACAGATGCAGACGGTAATGGTTTCGCAGATGCTCAAACTACTGCTGATTACATTACAGAAAAAGCTAACGTAGTTGGTCTAAGTGGTGAGGGTATTGACTTGACTGATGAAACGGTTTGCTTTAAACTAGACGATACATCTACTAGCATCATGCTAGATAGTGGTCATTCTTTTGGAGTTAATACGATCAAAGCGGTTGATAATGGTGACGGTTTAATTCAGATTCAAAGTGAATTAGGGGACATAGTACACTTTACTAAGTTAGACCATACAAATGTATGTAATGGGGATGGTAATTCTATTAGCGGTGGTTTAAATGACGTCATAAATTACCTAAATGAGTTGTTTACAGTAGGTGCTTTTGAATCTGTAGTAATTTCAGACCCTTATTCAACTATGGTAGCTGATGTTGATGGTGTTGATATTGTAAGCCCTACTTATGTAGGTAATGGTATAAACCCTGTTGGTGCTGATGTTTTTGGTGCTAGTGCTTCAGGTGCTTTAAATGGTTATCTATCAACTGAAACTATTGACCAAGCAGGAGAATACTTTACGTTTGATATTAGAGTAGAAGGAACTATAGGTTTTGGGTTAGTACACTCTCAAGCTAGTTATGATGCGGGTTATTATAGTGGTAACGCTAATTATGCTAACCCTACAACTTTTGGCACTTCAAATAGTTCTCATTACGGGTTTCAGTTCTCTCATTGGTTTCACCCAACTCCTAACGGATCTTGGACTAACTACGGAGCTAACACTTCTTATTCAATGCGTTCGGGCTGGTCTAACTTTAATGGAACTGACGAGCAAGCAGACTGGTTAGCTGGTGACCCTATTAAAGTGAGAGTAGGATTAGATGCAAACGGTTTTATTTCTATCGAAACATTAAGAGACGGTTCTACTTGGGTGCCTCACGTGAGAACCTCTTACCCTTCTGTAGAAGGTGTTGAGTATCGATTAGGTATTAAGATGGGAGATACTAATGTAAGGCTGCATACTTTGCCAAAAGTACACTTATTGGAGCCTGCTGCACCTACTATGCAGTTTAGATATATAGAGAGTCCTGATGGAGTGTATAACTACCCTATATTTGCTACTGAAGAAGAAGCTAATTATTATGATGCAGTAGAGGGTGGCTCTGGCACTTCACACACTCACGTTTACGCTGATGACCCTACTAATACTACTTGGTATATGCCTGACACTAACAGTACAATGGCAGCTACAGTACCTCCTACTAATGCACAGACATTTGAAGGTAATGCTATCAATTGGACTGAAGTTACATCTTTAACGGATTCTGATTTAGTTCCACCATCATTTACTGACACTACTATTACTGTAGACGAATTAAGCGCAGTTAACTATCAAGTAAGCCCTGTAGATGTAGGGTATGTTACTACCATTGGAGGTATTCCAGCTTGGAGTTTGGTTGATGGCACTACTTTGCAAGGAACTGCTCCAGAGGTAACTGGATACAATGACGTTAACCCAAGCGATACAACTACCGTAACGGTTTATAGAACCAACTCTTACGGAACTAGTCAAGGTACTTTAACGGTTAACATAACTAACCTTACTGCTCCACCTGTAACTTCAATAACAGGCACAACTCACGAGGGGGGTACTGCTTTAATTGATTCTGATACTATGGATGATGGCTCTGTAATATCTATAGATGAACAAGTAGGAGTAGGGCAAAGATTTGTAATTGAAAAAGAATGGGTTGACACTTATGTGCTGCCTAAGATTACATCTGGAACTGGAGCTAAATCTGTATTTATTGGATTCCCTAGTAATAGTGCAAACTATTCTACTGTTGGATTTGAAGATTTCTTCATAGGGTGGCAATTCTATAGTGACGATACAACTAGAGCTAACAACAACTGGAGATTGAGAGCTATCTCAAATGGTGCTATAAATGCGAATGTAGGTATTGGTGGTCAAACTAGCGGTCTTTATGATTACGTTATTGAGAACCAAGGAACTGATATTGTTTATGGTGGACTCGTAGAAAGTCAAGGAAATAACCCTAGTACATATGTTTACGCTACATCATCTCAAGACTCTACTTGGAAATATACGGGTGGACTATCTGGCGTAACTTCTGAAGCTAGAGACATAGTTATAGCTACTAGCGGAACTGATATGGATTTAGATTTACAGTACTTTGCAGAATACACAGAGCCTGTAGCTCCTACTAGCTTAACTAATTGGAACAAGGCACTGGATTTTAGTGGTTCTAATGAGCATTTAAAGCAAGTAAGTAATTCAACTACAATTACTGCTTTGAGAATGTATGGTTCAAGTGTAACTGTACCACCTAACGCTGATGCAAGTAAGACAGCTAGTGATTCAAACTCTAAGCCTTGGGCTACTGCGATAGTATTTAAAGCTGACTTGAACAGCTCTACTCAGCATATTTGGAATCAAGGTGAAGGTGCAAGTTCAGGAGACGATAACATATATTTAAAAGTAGACGGTCAAGGTCAATTACAATTTAATTGGGGTAGGGTTAATTCTGGTTCTCTTAATCAATGTACAGTCGCTTCAGGGATTCAGAGTAATACGTGGTATGGAGTTTACATAGCTCATAAAGGCACAAGACTTTCAGGAAATGATGCTACTGCGTCTAACTTAGCTGACGCTTTTGATATTAGATTAATGAGTAGTGGTGATTCTTTTGCTACACTAGGAAGCAACTTATCTACAAGTGCTAATTGGACTTCTACAGGTGGTAGAATGGATAGAAGTTTTACAGGAGATTTCACTATTGGTGGAAGAGGTGCAAACAGAAGTTTTCACGGTAAAGTAGCTAGTATGGTTATTACTACACTGAGAGCAAACTTTGCTATGCCTACAGACGCTGAAATTGAGTTGATGATAACAGACCCTAAAAAGTGGGAAGATGATTATAGAGTAGGTCAATTTGTAAGATGGGTTTCCTCAACGTCAATCACAACTTATAACCCTAGTAATTACACTTATGGTTATGGTAATACTCAAATTTGGTTAATGGGTGATGGTTCTTCAGATTCTTATGCAAATGGAATTAGAAATGAAGTTTATCCTGCTGACCAAAACTATACTAAACTGCAATTAAACAGTATGGTATCTAACGATATTCAAACCGTAAGCATCAACGGATTAACTTAATCGTTTTTGCAAGTAATTTAAGAGGGGCGGCTTTCGGGTTGCCCCTTTTTTTTGTGGTTACATTCAAAAAATTTATTTATATTTACATTGTGGTTTTAGCTTAGCGGCTATGTAATTAGGTTCACGTATCACCTCCCACCTCTTTTAAGATACGCTAAAAAGATACGATATGAAGCAATGCACTAATTGTGGTAAAGAAAGAACCTTATCTGAATTTGGTTATAATAAATTAACAAATGATGGACGTCAAAGTTGGTGTAGGGTTTGTGATTACGAAAGGATTTTAAATTGGAAAAGAGGCAAAAGCGGGCTTATATCTATAATTTACTCTAGTCAAATATCATCTTCAAGAAAAAGAGGTTATAATCCCCCAGAATACTCCAAACAAGAACTTATGGACTGGTTGTTTTCTAAGAATAAATTTCACGAGATTTACGATAAATGGGTTGAATCTGGCTATGATAAATGGACTAAACCAAGTGTTGACAGGATAGATGACTATAAAGGATATTCGTTAGGTAATATTCAAATAATGACTTGGCGAGAAAACCTTGATAAGTTTTCTAATGACAAGAAGTCTGGAATAAACAACAAGTGCAACAAAGAAGTAAAACAAATAGATTCGGATGGGAATATAATAGCAATATTTCATTCACAAGTAGAGGCTGGAAGAGTGACTGGAATTGCTCACCAATCTATTAACAAGTCGGTGAATCACGGATGTAAAGCGGGTGGGTTTTATTGGAAGTAATCACCATCCAGCTCCCTTTTCTCTATGAGTATGCACATGACCGATTGTGCTTGTCAATCCAATATGGTCAGTTAAGCTTGGAACTAAAAACAATTGTTTAAGCCCCATTAAGTGAATACAATTTGGTAAAGCGTGGTCAATTTGCTGATTCTTAGCGTAGTTATCTCTGTGATTTATAAAGTATGGGTGGTTTAACACCTTTTTAGCTACATCTCTTTTCATTAAATATGCACCGCCCCAACTTGAAGCCCAGCCGCCTTTTATTTCTTGTATTCCTTTGCTCCAATTGTGCCTTTTTCTAAGTCCTTCTGGTGTATAGCAAGCCACAAATCCAACATCTTCACCCATTGCAGAAATAGCCGTTTCGCACCATTTAGGCGCATATAAAACATCATCAGACATTACCGCTACATATTCAGCGTCAGACTTACATAAATCTTCGAGAACTCTGTAATAGTGCTTAAAGCATCCAGCGTGCTCACCTAGATACTTTACAGGTGCAGTAGTCTCATGTTTAAACTCTTTACCGTCAGGATACACCGTAAAAGGTACGCCTATACTTTTTTGCATATCTTTGAATGTTTCCCGCTTTCTAGGAAACCACATAACACCTATTTCAATCATGGATAAAGTAGATAAGTTTTTAAAGTCAAAAGGTTTAGAGAATCATGTTTGGTTCAGAAAGTTGCTTATTGAGTTCGCGGCTTCGCTGGGTTACCGTAAACAATAGATCTTTCTTTAACATCTTTAACAACTGATGAGCCTAGACCTATTAGCGCGTTTTCTTCAATTATAAGGCGGTTTCTAAGCGTTGCCCCTAGTTTGACCTTTACACCGCTTTTAATTATGGTATAGCCTCCTATAATAGCCCCTGTGCATATTTCGCAGCTATCTAGTATCTTTACATCATGCCCGATATGAGAATGAGCCATAATTAGGTTATCGTTTCCTATGTAGGTAGTTCTAAATTCAAAAGGTCTTTGAATAGTTACGTGTTCGCTGATAACGTTATTATCGCCTATGCTTACGTTACCTTTAAACTCTTTCTGGTCTTTTCCACGTATCTCACCGTTTGAGCCTATTACCGTATAAGCTCCTATCCAGTTACCTTTACCTAGCCTTACATTTGGGTAAATGATAGCGGTACGGTGAATGTAATTACCGTCTATATTGATATACTCAGCCTCATGTAAATTCATTTCAGATACGGTAGTTTTTTGGTAATTATTTCGGGGTCAATGTATTCTGCATTTTGCCATTTGCTAAACGGGGTTATGTTTATTTTGCTCTTTAGATCAACCGCTATTAAACCGTTCTTTTTTAGGTTTATGCTTTTCGATTTACCTAGGTTCATCTTCGCGGTCATTGAACTATCTAAATACTTATTCAACCCATCATCCCACGGCTTCCATTTCCATGATTCCATAACCTCAGAAGATATACATCTACCCGCGCCAACTGTTAACCCTTTCCTATGGTCTGAGTATCCAGCCCAGTACAAAGCCTTACCGCTTCTAAGGTCGTAAAAATACAGATCCTCTAAGCCTATAAAGTCGTAACCTCGTTTCATGTATCGCATATACAATGCAAATACTTCGGGCGTTATTATATCATCAGAACCCATGCAAATAACGTAGTCAGAACCTTTAGCCTCTTGCGTTGCCGCGTTCATCTTATTGCTTAGAGGCTTGTTTCTTTTTTCGATATACTCAAAGCCCTCAGAGGTAACTAAACGCCTAGATGTTACACCCTCACTACCTGAGACTATTACGCGAATGTTATAGGGTAGGTTCTTTACACCTTTAGCGAATAGCTTAAAGACTTCTGGTCTTTTCCATACGCCCGTACATATAGTTATATTCATTAAAAGCAAAGATAGTTAAAATTTCGTATCTTTGCATAGAACGCAATTCAAGCCTCGTCTAAGGCTTAATACTAGGCAAGCTAAAACTATTTTTAAAATGGCTTGTACTTCTTACAACTGCTCTGACTTAGTTAGTCAGGTGCTTAATGATTGTGGCGAGTTATTGAATGGTTCAGCAGCAGAAGCGGTTGTTTTCTCTTGCGGTAGCCTACCTACTGATCCTTCAGATGGTACTGAGGTTGCTGCTTTGATTGCGGCTGGTGATGCAGTTCTATTTAAAGAAATTCTAGTTGAACTTCCAGCAGCTTCGGGTGTTGAAGGTGCGGCTTATAGAGCTGGTGCAGAACCGCGTACAATGACTTACCAAAGAACCCTAAACTGGGTGGATTCTAATGTTAACTCATCTTCACATCTTACTTATGACGCTATCGACATTGCTAGCGGTCAGCCTGTAGGTGGTATTCTTTTGAAGATTTATGAAGAGGATGAGTGCCTATACATTACGCCAAACAGCGCGGGTATTCTCTTTAAAGGTGGTGGACTTGAGGGATCAGATTCTGAGGCTCTTCGATATGTCTATACTCCATCTTGGAAGTCTAAAACTAACCCTAGAGTAGTTGATACTCCAGCGGGCGTATTTAGTTAATTAGACGCCAAAAACTACTTAAAGCCCTCGCCATTTGGTGGGGGTTTTTTGTTTAAAATGGGTACTATGTAAAAAGTGAAATTAAGCCCCTTGTAAGCCCCTTATAAGGAGCTAAAGATAAAGATAAAGATAAAGATAAAGATATAGTTATATACTAACTAGTTATTTAATTTATTTAAAGTCAAAAAAAAATTACTATCTTTGTCCAGAATCAAAAGGACTAAATGAACATTGTTTTACTAGCAATCGGAAAAAGGGGTTATACCTTCGCGGCTTATAACCTAGCATTTTCGATAAAGCATCATAGCCCTGACGCTAAGATTCTACTAATCCATGATGGGCAATACTTGAGCCAAGTACCTACGGATGTATTCGATGAATTGCACGAGGTTAATCTAGCCTTTACTCATCAGCGTGGAGTGTTTGATGCTGGAGGTGCAAAGCTCGGAGTTTATGGCGTAGCTACAAAGTACTTCAAAGAGTATCTTTACTTAGACGTTGATGCTTTGTGTTTGAAGGATTTAACTCCATTCTACGAATCGCTAACAAAAGACCTACACACCGACATCATGGGTAAGGGTGGTTTCGAGGATAAGATCAACTACTCTATCTGGGCAAGTAATGAAGATATTTGGGAGCAGTTCGAGTTAGAAGAGGATTCTACCTACTACGCGCCTCAAACATCATGGCACTACGCGAAAAAGACAAGGGCTAACACTTACCTTTTCAAGTTAGCGCAAAAGTTGAATATTGAAACTTTTCAAGACGCTAAGAAATTGTCAATGCGTTGGGGTAAGGCGTTGCCAGATGAGCTTATCTTTGGCGGTGCTTTAGCGGTTAAAGAGATTGATGCTAGCACAGAGACTAGACCTATCTTCTTTGGCAGTACTCACAAATCCATAGGAGATGTAAAGCGTGAGTATTACGTTCTGAGTCTTTACGGTAACGGAAACGGTAGAACGCTTACTAAAACAGACTACATTGAGTTTTATGACCGCGAAATGATTAAGGTTTTACGTCAGTATGGCAAGAACCATCACTTCAAGGTTAACCTCATAATGAACGATAAACTTGTAAATAAATGAAACCAATAAACATCGTTTTTACTAAAAACGGAAACCGCGCAAAGCGGTCTTATAGTTGGCTACTGTCACAAGAGAGTGAGTGGGCTATGGATGTTAACCCGTTCATAATTCAAGACCCTGAGATCGGTAAAAAGGTAGAGGGTTTACTCTACAAAGATTTGCCAGTAGCTGAGCAGTTAATGCGAAAGTATCCAAGACACGGACTAGAACTATATTTACTACCAGATGCCGAAGAAGAAGAAATATGGCAAGCGGAAGAGGTGAACCTCGAAGAGCTTGTAACGAAAGGTATTAGCGAAATTAAAATGACTGTTGACGAGGCTAATATTGACATTGAAAAGCTAATTGAATTAGAAACTGAGAATAAAAACCGTAAAACCCTAATTGACTACCTAAATGGAATTAAGTAAAATTTTTGAATACCAAGGAATTGAACTAGGCGAAGATGCAACCTTTGAAGATTACAAGTCTGCATTTGACGCTAAGTACCTGACAAAAGAGAACGCCCTTCAAGATGAATCTATCCGTAATCATTGGGCGGGTGAAACTACTTCTAAGTTCGCTAGAGAACTGACTAGAACGGCAAAAGAAAACGACATTGAGTTAACTCCAGAAGAGAAAAAACTTCCTGTTGGTGATTTGTCTCGTTTGATCGTGGCAAAAAAGCAAGAGGCGTTCGATACTAAAATCACAGAACTAGACACTAAGCGAAAGCCTAGCGAAGAGTTCAATACTTTGAAAGATAAGTACGAAAGCCTAAACACTAGATATACCGAAGAGCTTACTGCAAAGAAAGAGCTTCAAGGTATGCTAGAAAAGAAGGAAAACGAATTCGTTACCTTTCAAAAGGACTTCAAACTAAACCAAGCCAAAGATTCTATTTTCGGAGGCTTGAAGTATAGCGATAACGCTAGTGATCTACTCAAGAAAGGTTTCCTAGCTACTGTTAACGAAAAGTACGCTATCAGTTTAGGCGAAGATGAAAGCCCGATTATCACAGATAAGGAAGGTAACAGAATCAAAGACCCTAACAAACACGGTTCATTCTTGAGCCCTAACGATGTACTATCTAATGAACTAAACGAAGCTGGACTTGGTAAGGTAGTAGAGAAAGAGAAGTTTCCAGAGGCTAAACCTAGAGAGTTTAAGAAGTCTATGGATAACAATGGGATAGTTAAACCAAGTTACGCTAGACCAAATAGCGGTCATATGATGTAGTAGGTGCATGGTGTGCGGGGAGAGCCCGTAACGGGTTGAAAGTTTTACCTATTGAAACACACCTCAGGGGGGTTAGCCAAACGGTTAGCCCCTCTTTTTTGTGCTTAATTCAAAAAAAAATTCAAAAAAGTTTGAAATAATTTTGTCAGTCTAAAAAGTGTTTCTACATTTGACCCAGTCAAACAAACAAAACAAAAGCAAAATGAAAATCAAAGCAATTAAAATTTCAGACCCAACAATCACAGCTGAGTTCAACTGGAATAATGAAATGACAGAATGTGACCACCTTGCGATAGGTGTAGATGACAATGACTGGGATGTATTGATGTCTGCAAAGGTTCACGAGGGATGCGATGTAGACGGGTGGATAGTAACAGTTCAATTTTAAATTATTAGGGGGTGTAAAAGCCCCCGCCCACAGGGTTAAAAAAAAATACTATTTTTGCGCCCTCAATTAAAAACAATGAAAAACAAAGTAACAATGCAAGTACTAATTATTACCGCTTTACTATCAATTACATCTGGTTTAGGTGTAGTAAAGCACAACGGAGAGAAAGAGCTTAGAAAGCTAGAAGCTGAGATAGCAGCTAAAAAAGAAAGTGTTTTAGGTGTTTACTACGCTGAGGACTTATGTATCACCAAGAAAAGCGACCTATCATGTACGGTTTACGGTAATGTAGGCTTTTGGCTAGAGATAGCTGAAGAGGACGGTGTTAAGGTCATTAACGCTGAAGGTGCTTATCCTTTTGAATCTATGCGATTCGAGATTGTTAAAGAAGAGGGTGATACTATCTACACTAAACAGGGTGTTGAAATAACGCGCAAAAATGAGGGGAAAAAAACTAACATTACTTTCTCAGGTGTAGATTCTATTACGTATCTTCATGGAGATTTCGAAACATTCAAACTATTTAATTAAAAAACAATGAAATACCCAGCGTTAAGATTTATTAGTAAAGTTTACAAGGTTTCTGCATACATCATGCTATTCCTTTCGATAGTGGGTTGCTTTATTCCGTCTATCGGTGAAATTGATACGGCACTAACTATAGGTCTAGATTGGAACGGACTTCTAGGTTTTGATGACTTCCTGTTATTCGCTACTATTCTTTTTGGCGGTTCATTTGTAGCCCTAATAAACCTAGCTATATCAGAGGTTTTGAGTGTTGTAATGGATATTGAAACCAATACTAGAAAATAACCTACTCAATAGTATGCCTTAGCTTTTCTTCATGTTTGTTTGATTATAACCCGCGCTTGCATACCGCGGGTTTTTTTTGTATCTTTGTAAAGCGTTCACTACACGCGGCTCACCCAAACGCGGATATATTGGGTTTACATGGCTTGTCAGCCTTTATACGACAAACTATTTAAACCTAATATAATGTCTTATACGCCTAGTTCATTGGTGGCTTGTCCGAATCTTCAAGAAGATTTAGATAGAATTTTCGGAGCTGAGCCAGCTAAATATTACATCGAACCTGTACCTTTCACGCAGTACCTAATGTCTCCAGCAAACCGTTCTGACCTCAAAATGATGGTTAGCCCAGGATCTGCTAAGACTAGAACAGTTCAAGCAATTTATCAGCCTCGTATCCTTTCTAGCGAAGTTCAGTCTAACGTAAGCGATTACTGCAACGCTTCAACTGAAAGAGGTACAACTTCTACTACTTACTCAATTGACACTACTCAGAACCTTTTCATTGAGCAGTCTTTTGATGTAGATAACCTAGCTGCTGCTTGCCGTGATAACGCTGATTGGTTCAACGATCAAATCTTGAAAATGGTTGTGGCAATGGATAGCCGAGTTAACCAAAAGAACGCTACTCAAGCGGGTGCGCTTCTTGGTGGCTGGTCTGCTGATGTTTCTGGTATTCCTTTCGCTACTTTGAGTGCTGATGTATTGAAAGTTAGAACTCAGAAAACTGCATCTGATACTGATATTTTCTACCAATCTCAGCAAGCGGTTGTATCTGCTGCTGAAGCGTCTCACTTCGGTCAGTTCATCACTATTGGAGGTTTCGGACTTCACAACTACATGAAGATGATGGAGCACGGATGCTGCGCGAGTAGCGGGCTAGATGTTGCTTCACTTCAGCGTGAGTTCGGTTTCGCTTCTGTACGCGATAGAGATGTAGCTACGGCTGCTGGAGGTAACGAGTTCGCATGGGCGGTTGCTAACGGTTCTTTGCAAGTTCTTTACTACAACAGATGGCAAGGTCTTTTCGAGTCTCGCGATGCAAACCAAAGCTACGGAGTAATTAACTCACCTTCTACTGGAATGGCTTACGACCTAGTTGTTAAGCATGACTGTGGAGTGATTGACGTTACTTTGACTGCTACTACTAAATTGGTAGCACTTCCTGACGATATGTTCCAAACTGGAGATCACATGGAGGGAGTTAAAGGTTTCGCGGCTATCGAAGTAGATAACGCTTAATTAGTCTTTAATTTGGGGGGTTAGGTTTTGCCTAGCCCTCCTTTCTTACTTTTCAGAATGGCTTGTTTCGATAATATCATTAGTTATAAAGGGGGTTGTGAATCGGTTAGCGGTTTGAAGCTAGACCAAGTTGTAACGATAAAAGAGGTTGAGAGTTTTATAGATGCTGACTACGGGTCGGCTTCTGAGTTTATTGACGATAAGATTTCTTTTGCGATTACCAACGTGGTTAACGAGGCTACTAATCACTTCCAGAGCTACTATATTCCTAAGACCATATTAGACGATAAAAGGGCGGGTTTCTTTGACCAAGATAAGGTAGAAGTAGCTGCTGAAGCCAAATACAAGGGCGTAGAGTTAGAGCTTTGCGACCAAGATACTTATTACGAGTTATTCGTTAACTCAATCGAAACATACCTAAATTATACGGGTGATGTTGATGTGCTTGTTATTGATACGATGACAGGCGAAACACTAGATACTGTAACTGTTTCTAGCGTGGCTGGTTCAATAGTAACTACCCACGTAGGCAAGAGTTACAAAGCTGAAAAGCGAAAGCGTAGAATAGGTTTTGTTTATGATGCTACAAGTGTACCAAACTACAAGACCGAGTTAATTAGCGCGGGTTGTCATGCTTGTAATAAAGGGCGTTATAACCTTAGCGGAATAGTGCAAGGTAGAAACATTAGCTATGATCTAGCTGATACGCCTATTCTAGCTAATGTTAACGGTGAATCAAACACTAGCGGGTTATCTATTCGCTTTAATGTCACTTGCGATAATGAAAGCTGGATATGTAACTACAGAAACCTACTAGCATTACCAATACTATATAGAACTGCTGAATTGATTATGGATTACGCTGTATTTAATACGGATAGGTTAAACAGTCAAGCGGTTAAGAAACAAGTTCTAGAAGCTAGGCAAATGAAATACCACGAGGACTATCTAGCAGCTTTAGATACTGTTCTAAAGAATATGATACCTCCTACAGATGGCTACTGCTTTAGCTGCAAAAGAAACGCTAAATATACAACTACACTACCTTGAATCAAGTTGTAGGACATAAACAATATTTGGCTAAGATGTCAGACGAACTGATAACATTTGTTATATGGCTGAACTGACACCTAAACAATTTGCTGCTGAGATAAAGAAGAGGGCTAACCTTTTGAAAGCTCAGAATAAGCCTTTGCAGATAGCCGCGCAAACGGCTCACGCTTTGAGGGTTAAGCGTATATTTCATGATGGGCTAGATAGCAATAACTCTAGTATAGGTAGCTACTCAACAAGTCCAGAGGTATGGATTTCAAACGACTACCATAGAAGGGGCGGCAACAAGGGTAAAAGCGGTAGAGCTAAAAAGACTAGCTACTACAAGTCTTATGCTGACTTTAAGAAGTCTCAGGGCTTTGGTTCTAATATTGTGCTAAGACAAACTAACCGCTTGCAGAGTGATTTCGCAAATAGGCAGATTAGCCCTAATTCAGACGGTTTACCAAACTCTAAGCCGATTAGAGTAACTAAGGATAGGTATATCGAAAGAATCACCTCAGAGAACGAAGAAAAGATAAAAGGTAGAGAAAATATCTTTAACTTTACAAATAAAGAAAAAGCCGTATTTAATCGCGTTTACAATGCAACGGCAACTAAGATTTTAAACGGTCAAACAACTAGATTATAATGGGCTGTAACTGTAAAAAGAAAAAAGGCAAGAAATGACCCCAGAAGAGGTACTAGATAACGTATTGGAGGCAAGTAAAGACCTCTACAAAGTAGATAAAGATGGAAACTGCTACTTTGAAAGACTACCTTACTATTACGAGGGTTATGCAGCAGCAGTAAACCAACGTAAAAGAATCAAGGTTCACGCTAATATTGACGAGTTCCCTTATGAGCTTTTCAAGAAACGAGCCCCGAATCAGAACGATGAGGAAAACGAATATCTGAGAGAGAACTACAAGAATACCACTCACCCTGTTTTTGTGGACTACTTGAGCGTGGTTACTACTGGGCTTAATGACTATAACTGGTCTATAGAATACCCTCAGAACGCTGAAAGCTATATTGAGTACATTGATAACGGTATAAAAGGTTTTACGAGCTTAGACGGTTATGTAAAGAAGATTATTCCAACTACAAAAGCAAAAGACCCTAACGGAGTTGTAACATTTACGGTAGCTCCTAATTTAGTTGAGGTTGATGGTGAGTTGAGAATTGACGATACAGAAAACCTAAAGCCGCAGCCTATCTATTACAAGTGCGATAACGTAGTAGCTTGGGGCGATGACCATGCGATGCTAGAAAGCCATGAGAAAAGCGCGGTTGAGTATTACGGCAAGATTCAGCGCGTAGGTAGGGTTTTCTACTATTATGATACTGAGTACATTTACAAGATAGTTCAGAAAGGTAAATTGATAGATAACCTTTTTGACATTGTGCCAGTATTCAAGCATGATCTAGGCTACTTGCCTTGCGATAAATTAAAGGGTGTTCCTTCTATCTTAGAAGATGGTTCTATCTATTACACCTCACCATTCTACTACGCGGTTGATTTGTTGGATTGGTCTTTGACTTATAGCAACTACTTAAATGTAAGTGTAGCTAATTCAGCGTTTCCGTTTAGGATTATGGTAGGCGATGCTTGCGACTTCCAAAGCGAGGGCGGTAAGTGTTTTAACGGAAAATGGATTTCTAACGATGGTAGCGCGGGCGGTCATTGTCCAGAGTGTAACGGCTCAGGAATGAAAGTTAGAGTAAGCCCTATGGGTACTTATCTTCTAAGACCTAAACAGGGGCAAGATGAGGGCGATACTTCATTTACTAACCCTGTTGAGTACGTTAGCCCTGACCGTAATATCTTAGACTTTGTAAAGGAACTAGCTAAACAATACTTTAACGATGCTAGGTCTATTCTGCATATTCACACATCTAACTCAGAGGTGAAGGGTAGCGAAGATATGACTGCTACGGGTATGGCTATTGACCAAAAGGCTAAGTTTGCATTTGTTCAGCCTATCTCAGATCAGGACTTTGATATTTACCAATTCTATCTAGACTTGTTTGCTGATTTAAGAGGTGAGGAATCTGCTAAACTTACATACCCTAAGACATTCGACTTCTTAACGGAGGCTGACATTCTAAGTGATATTGCAGTAGCTAGGGCAAGTAAAGCTCCAGCAGCTATTATCCACAGTTTGATATACCAATTCATCGACAGAAGATTCCATAGCGAAGGCGAAAAAGCTAAAGCCATAGAGGTACTTATTGCTGCTGACAGATTGCTAACGCTGACTAGCGATGAGATAATCCAAAGAAAGGCGCAAGGTGCTATAGATAACTGGGAGATAGTTCTACATGATTCTGGATTGAAGTTCATTAACGACTTAATCATAGAAGATGCTAACTTCTTAAACTTGGAGCTTACAGAACAAGTAGCCAAGCTAACAGAATTGGCTAAGTCAACTGCTCCAAACCCATTAGCGGGGCGTACTCAAGAACTTACAGATAGGTTGATCGGTGGCTGAGTTTTCAAAGGAAATAAAAGCCCTAGTTAGCGAAAAGCTAAACAGATTGGAAAGTGTACCTAACGCCTTCCTTTCTAGTATGGAAAAGATACAAAGAACAAAGTTCAAAGATGTAGTTAGTCTTTTGGATATGCTAGACTATGAGGGCGGTTCTTTGGTTGTTTCTGAGGCTAACTTACTTAGAGTTGAGGCGTTAGTTGATGAGATAAAAGGAGTGCTTACGGGTTCTGAGTTTGAAAAAGCTCTAGGTGGTTTAATGGGTGAGTTTGAGCAACAAGCGGTATTGAATTACGCTTACTTTGAAACGGTAGATGCAGCCTTTGCGATACCTCAGATTAGTTCAGCTATTGTAAAAGAAAGGCAAGCGGCTACTATTGCAAGTTTACTAGATAGCACAAACCAATACCTAAGTAACCCTACTAGGGAGGCTATAGCTAGTTCGATTCAGTCAGGTGGTAGCCGTCAAGACCTTATAGATACTTTGCGCTTATTAGTGCAAGGCGATAAAGATATAGATGGTAGGTTACTAAGATCTACTAGGCTAATTGTATCTGATGCTTTCGCGCTAAATGATGCAGCAGTTAGCGAGTCGATAGCCGATAATCTAGGGCTAGAGTGGTACTTTTATACAGGCGGTACTATGGACACTACGAGATGCTTTTGCAGAGAAAGAAACGCTAAGTTTTATCACAAAACAGAAGTAGAAAAGTGGGGTGCTCTAGATAAGAAAGCACTAGGTAAGTGCTACTCTTCAAAATATGGATGGCAAGGTAGAATGCCTAATACAGATAAAAAGACAATATTCCTAACAAGAGGCGGCTATAATTGCCAACATTCACTACTACCAGTTAGTGAGGAGGTTGTGCCGCCAGAAGTCGTAAATAGAGTTTTTGGAGGTAAGGGGAACAATGTGAAAATTAAAATATCAAACAATAGCGGGTTTGACCTTGATATTAAAAGCATAAATCAGCACGCAAGATTAAAAGCCAATGAATATGGATTAACAGACAATTTTGTTATTGAAATATCTAAAAGTGAAAATGTAGGTGGTGGAGTTTCATTCAAAAAAGTTTCAAATGATTTATCAAAGTTTGATAATAAAGTAGAAATATACACAGACGGAACACTTACGAAAAAACAATATAACCAAATAATAAACCACGAATTAAGGCATGTACAACAAGGTCAATTAGACAGGTTGCAAATGAGAAGAAACAAATCAGGAAGATGGGATTTATATTGGGAAGGAAAGAAATATATGTCTGCGACTGAATACGAAAGGCTTACAAAAAGAATAACAAACCCAAGGCTTTCAGCACCTAAAAGATATGAGGCTTTCAAGAAATACTCTAACCTGCCTTGGGAAAAAGAGGCTTTTGATAATGACGGAACATTTTAAAAATGAAAATATTAGTTGACGTAAATCTTCCAATTTTTGTTATAATCGATGAGGTTAAAAACGGCAATTTAACAGCTAATGATTTAACTGATGAACAGTTGGATTCACTACCAATTGAAGTAAGAAAAATAGCAGAAAATAATGCTTGAAAGTATAATTGATTTCATTAACCTAAAATTAGGGCTTCTTAACTACTTTGAGAAAACCCATTGTTTAAGTACGTTGGTTAAGAATGATGACGGCTTAATTTATCCAGCAGAATACATTTCTAACGGTGACTTTGAGGCGGTTGATTTTGACGCTTACGATGGGGTTAGCTACATTCGTGTTAACGGTGAAATAGATGTTGAGCGAGTAGATCAGAGATACACGCCTAAACCACGTTTAAACGTAACCTTTCCTTTGAGATTAGTTTACGCGGTTAGAAAGGATAAGTTAACTAAAGATGACGCTTATTCGTTTGATAGAGTTAGGGGCTCTTTGGTGAAACAACTAGAAAGCGATTCAGCAGACTTAGCAAATCAATTAGAAGCGGATAGAATAGTAGTAAGCACATCTAACTATATCTCAGATACTAAAGAGCTTTGGGATGAAGAAACCGCAGAAACTGGAACTTTTCAGCCTAAGTACGAGGTTGTTTTTGGTGCTATGGAGGTTAGCGTTACGGTTACAACTAGAGCTGAGTGCATACCTTCTGAGTGCGATGATTTCGAGAGCGATATACTAAAAACTTTCGACTTTTGCAAAACAAACACGCAAGATAGATTAACATCTACTCAGGTCGATTGTTTAACTGATTGGCTTTGTGATGGGTCTGGTAGCCCTGTTACTATACAAATCAACGGGGTAACCTATACTACTGCTCCAGCAGGAACTACATATAACCAAGAGTTTGTTAATACAGATGGTGATGCAGTTGGTACGGCTGCTAACCCTTCGGTAGTTGGTGATTCAACTATTCAAATAAACGGAGTTAGCGCGGGTTCGGTTGTAGCTGAAGGCACGTATAACCAAGGCTTTGAAAACTCTCAAGGTAATACCGTTGGTACGGCTGCTAACCCAAGTATAGCGGGTGATGCAACTGTTACTATAAATGGTGATAGTTTAGGTTCTGAGGGTTCTATCCCTTCAGAAGAATCTAACGATATCACGGTTAATCTAGACGGCTCACCTAGTGGTTCTTGGAACGGTACTAGCTGGGAGGTTACTAGCGCGGCTTGCGATGACGCTACGGTAAACGCTAACGGTGTTTTGGTTAGTAATGTTGCAAGTGGTGGAACTTTAGATATAGATGTTCACGATACCGATAACAATGACGTAGGTACGGTTACAGGTACTGAGATAGAAATAGCAGACACAACTATACGTAACCAAGCTAATGATTTTACAGACACAGAGTTAGCAGAAGGAACTTATACACTAGGACTTCAAAGGGTAATAGATTCTGACGGATCAAATGTTGACACTGTAGATTATAAGCCTATTTCAGATGGAGAGGTATTCACTTGTACGCCTCAGGTTAAAGATTTATCACTATTTTTTGATGTAAAAAATGGAGATAGCGCAATTAGCTCTATTACAATAACATCTAACTCTGCTGGAACTATTGATGCTATTGATAACGGAGGGTTAACAGGTTTGGTCATTGAGGTTAACTCTGTAACTGTTACAGTACCTTTTACGCTAGTTAATACAGATATATTAGATATATCATTTACAACAGCGTCTAGCGATGCAACTATTGAACTAAGTGGAACTTATACGTAATGAGTAAGAAGATTGTATTTTATAATTATTCGTTTAATCCTATAAGTCCAGACTTTGTATCTACTTGGAACGTTGCAAGTGATGGCGAAACGGTAACTTTGCCATTGCTATCGGGTGGATTGTATTCGGGAACAATTGACTGGGGCGATTCTAATAGCGATTCGTTAAGTTATGCGAACAGAGCGCACGTTTACACAACTGCGGGAACGTACACGATAACCATTTCGGGAAGTGATATTCAAGGGTTTCAGTTCAATAATGGTGGAGATAAGGCGAAAATTACGGATGTTAGTAATTGGGGCAACTTAACTATCACAACCAATAAGGCGTTCTTTGGATGTTCTAATTTAATAGTTAGCGCAACAGACGCGCCAACTATTTCGACAACAGATTTACAAAGCACATTTAGAGCAACAGATTTAACGGGGGCAGACCTATCAGATTGGGATGTTTCAAGCGTTACGAACTTTTTAGCTTGTTTTTATCAATCCGATTTTGAGGGCGGAAATGTTAGCACTTGGGATGTTTCAAGTGGGGTTGAGTTTGAATCATGCTTTGGCTTTTCAAATTTTGACGGGGATGTTTCAAATTGGAATTTGGCAAGCGCATCACAAGTTGACTTCATGTTCTACACAACCCCAAACTTCAATTCAGATATAACTATAACAAGTGCGACAACTAACGTAAGATCAATGCTACAAAGAGTACCATCATTTGACCAAGACATTAGCGATTGGAGCGTAACACAAATAACTGGCTTCGGTAATTTCATGGCGGGAGGCGGTATTGGATCACCAACACTTTCTACGGCTAATTATGATGCTTTATTGATAGCTTGGGATGCTCAAGGAGCAATGAGTTACTCAGGAACGGTTAACTTTGGTGGAAGCAAATATACAAGTGGCGGAGCAGCAGAAGCCGCAAGAACAAGCTTAATTAGTAAGTGGGGCGGAATAGCAGACGGAGGAGCAGCATAATTTAACGAGATGAACGAGATACGATACCCTTCAGTTACAACTTATTACATTTGTTTTGATGCACTTAGAACAGAAGTAAAAAGCTACGGACTTGTAGAACCGAACCAAGTCTTTACAACCATTTGGATTTTTGATGAGTTTACAGACAAGGCTGAATGGTTAGCAGAGTTAGCGAACTGGGGAATAGTTCCAGAGTTTGACGAACAAGGAAACGTAGTGTTATGAGTCTACTAAGAGACGCAAATAACAAGATGAGTAGCAAAAGGGTGTCGGGTTACGTTATCCTATTGGTTGTTTTGTTGGCGTTTATTGGAGATTTATTTAGTGAATTAGAAATAAATGAAAGCGTAGCTAATACATTGATAATGTCGGCTGCTGCATTATTAGGAATAGGAACATTTGAGAAGAGATGAGTGGCAAGGAGATCAACATAAACATGGAGGTCGTTAAGTTTGGGGTTGTAGTGGGTGTTAACTTGGTTACGCTAGTTGGTGCTTACTTCAAGCTGGAGGGTACGAGTTCAGAGGCGTTAGAATTAGCTAAAGAGAACGCGGTAACCATTGAAATGATGCAACGCGCAAATATTGAAAGAGACTTAGAAACTGTGAGATTCAGGGAAAACATGACTAATAGAGTTCATAACATTGAAAGTCTTACTCAAGACATACATCACGCTGTTATTGGCGATTAGTGCAGCAGCTCAACACCAGCCTCGTAAAAAGAGAGCTGACTTGACGCGAAAGTACACTAAACGCATTTTAACCGAAATTGATAAGAAAGATAGTTTATCTTTGTGCGAAACAATACGTTTACAAAACGAAATAATTAACGCGATATGTACGGAAAAATTTGCAGAAGATATTACGAAACTCAAACAGAAGGCGAACTCGAACTATACAACGAGGACACGCACGAACTCGAATTCAAGTGTAAAACCTTAGAGTTGCCTTGGTTAGATAATCAGACTAATATTAGTTGTATTCCAGAGGGCTTTTATGACGTAGTACCTCGAACCTCTGCGAAATATAAGAAGCACTTTCACGTTACCGATGTTGAGGGGCGTAGTTTTATCCTAATTCATCACGGTAATTACGCGGGTTCTGATAACCCTAATACTGGGCGTTCAGATATTCGCGGTTGCATCTTGGTAGGAAAAAGCCATATAGACCTAGACGGTGATGGTATTAAAGAGGTAACTAATTCTAAGTGGACTATGGAATCGCTTTTAGAAGTAGCTACAGATGGTTTTGTTTTAGAGATAACTCAATGAACAGGGCTCTAGCTATAACTATAGCGGTGCTTGTATTGGTTTGTTTAGGGCTTTCGATAGCCCTACTCAACACCAAAGATTCAGATACAGTTGAGGGTTACAAAATAGAGCAGCACGAAAAAGAAATAAAGCGGCTGGAAAAAAATATTTTGAATTTTGAAAAAGAAATATTTACTTTGCGGCACGAAAACGATTCATTGAATGAGATTAAACAGAAAGTTAGAACTATCACGATACGTGAAATTGATAGTGTTTATGCTTTGCCTTTTGACGGTAGAGCAGACTTTTGGTCAAAGGAAACCGCCCGCATTGATAGTGTCAGGGTCGGATACGTTGGTAGCAATAACTGAAAAAGACTTTAACACTATTCTATTTGGCTTCAGCTACATTAGAAGCCTCGAAAACAATTCTAATTTAACATCTAAGCAACTATCTAAACAGGATAGTATAAACGCTTACCTATCAGAAGTTCTAGTCTTAGAACGCGCTAAAACGGCTCAAAAGGATTCAGTAATAATTAACCTAGAAACAATAATTGAAAACGAAACCAAAAAGAAGAAAAGAGAAAAGCTAAAAAACACACTAATACAAATAGGCGGTGCTTTGGTGATCGCTGCTGAAACAGGAATAATCACCTATCTAATTTTAAATAAATAAACTATGAGTGCATACCACACTAATGAAGGCGTACGCGAAGAAATAGACCGCCTACTTAAAAGAAACGCAAAAAGGCAAGCTAATCTAGGTATTGATTCCACAGAAGATGAGCTATTTAGAGCTGCTAAACTTTGGGAAGCAGACCTAATTGAAATTGCAAAGCTAGACCCCGAATACGCTAACTCAATACACTTTTCAGAAGATGCCTAACAAAAGAATAAGACTATCACCCGAAGAGTTAGATATTGTTTACGCTTGGAGAGAGCGCGGGCACTTACCTGAGTTATTCGAGCAATGCAAAGCGGCTGGAATTGACGTTAAAGATGTTAAACACTACTGGCACAAAAGCGAAAAGTTCTCAATCTTCGCAAAGAATGGAGGGCAAACTTTAGAAGCTACTTTCGAGCCTATTATAGAAGAGCTTAGAGATTATTCGCCTAAGTTCAAGAAGATTAAAAGAACGCCAGTAGATGACCCTCATTGTCTTATAATAGATCCCTCAGATATTCACGTAGGCAAACTAGCTTCAGTTTCTGAAACAGGCACTAGATACGACATTGACAAAGCGGTTAGCCAAGTTGACGAAGGTATTAACGGTATATTATCAAAGGCTTACGGGTTCAACATCGACAAGGTTATTTTTGTTATAGGTAACGATGCTCTACATATAGATACGCCTAAACGACAAACTACAAGCGGAACGCCTCAAGATACTTCTGGAATGTGGCACGAAGCGTTTGTAGCGGCTAAAGAGATGTATATTAAGGCAATTGAGCAGATACTACCTTACTCAGATGTTGAGGTTATCTTCAACCCGTCTAACCATGATTATATGAGTGGGTTCATGTTGGCTCAGACTATTGAGGCGTACTATCGCAAGTCTAAGAATGTTACTTTTGACTGCTCTATTTCTCACAGGAAATACACGCAATACGGTAATAACATGATAGCTACCTCGCATGGTGACGGAGCTAAATTAGCTGATTCACCTCTGTTAATGGCTACTGAAAACCCTCAGATGTGGAATGATTGCCAGTACCGTTATATCTACCTTCACCACATTCATCATAAGCAAACACATAAGTTTATGAGTGGAAAGGACTTTATCGGTGTAACTGCTGAGTATCTTAGAACTCCTAGCCCTTCTGATTCATGGCATCATCGTAACGGTTATGTAGGTGCTAAGAAAGCTATTGAGGGCTTTATTCATTCGTTTGAGAATGGTCAGGTAGCTAGGTTAACTCACCATCTGTAAACAATTCAACCCCTATTGATTAGACCCCTTCGTAACTGTTGGGGTCTTTTTTTTTTGAAAAGTATTGTCAGTCTAAAAAGTATTATTACATTTGAACCAAATTAAAAAACACATGAAACAATTCATCAAAGCAATTCAAGATTCTAAAGCCAGCCCAGAGGCTAGGTTATTAGCGCAAAAAGTAGTATCTTACCTCAGGTTAGAGAGCAATGTAACACTAGACGTAGATCGTGCTACATTTGAAGAGATACAAGAGATAACAGGCTACAAGGTTAACGATACATGGGATTGGAAATGGATAGCTATCTATGACGAGTACCACGAAAACAGAGTAGACATTCAATATAGAGATTACCAAAACCTAATATTCAACTAAAATGAACGAAACACAAAAACAACGATTCAAGGTCTTAGCAGAAGAAAACAATCTAACTAAAGACCACTTCTTTAAAGCTCCACAGGGCTACGTAATTATCACTAGACAAGGTATCGAACGTATCCAAGCGTATAGAGGTATTCGCGTTAAGTATGACATTGTAAGCCTATCTGATGACCTCAAGTATTGCGTAGTTAAGGCTTACGGTGAGATGGCTCAGAAAGACGGTTTGCCTATGCTTATGGAGACTTACGGTGAAGCTAGTCCAGAGAACGCCAAACAAAAGTATAAGGTAGCTATGGCTGAGAAACGTGCGCTATCGCGTGTAGTTTTAAAACTTAGCGGGCTATATGAAATAGGCGTATATTCGGAGGATGAAAGTGACGATTTCAAAAGAGCTTAATGCTATGTTTGACGAACTACTAGAGCAGAGAACAGATGAATGGTTTAACCAAAGATTAGGGAAGTTCACCGCTTCCCGCTTTGGTGACCTAATGACCAATTCACGAAAGAAGGGCGTAGAGCTTAGTGCTACGGCTATGAGCTACATTTACGAAAAAGCCGCAGAAAAGCTAACAGGTCAGCGTAATGAGTTTACGTCTACTGCTATGGAATGGGGTACTGAGAACGAACCTATTTGTAAGGCTTATTACGAAGAGCTTAAAGGCTGCAAGATTGAAGAGATGCCCTTTGTACTTATTAACGAGTATTCGGGCGCAAGCCCTGACGGTATGGTGGATGGTGAGAACATCGAAATCAAATGTCCTTACAACACAACCAACCACCTAAAGACAGTATTCGAGGGTTATATAGATCCTAAGTATATGTGGCAAATGCAAGGGCAAATGATGGCTACTGGTGCTATTGTTTGTAGATTTATTAGCTTTGACCCTAGAATAGAAGATGAACGCTTTAGGCTTGCTGAGATTCGTGTAGAAGCGGACTTTGAGATGCAAGAGAAGCTAAGAGAGCGTTTAGCTTTGGCAAATGAAACACTTAAAAACATGATGCAATGAACGACCCAAAACAAGTAATTAAAGGGCTTATGAAAAAAGCCGAAAAGAACAACTCCATCAATTCGCTATTAGATATTAGTCAGCAGATAGCGGGCTGGATGGTGTACGTATCAGAATTGGAAGGTATAGCCTTTCAAGGATACCAAGAAGCTGAATATGCCAGAAAGAACTTCGAGGCACTCTATATCCAAAAGTCAGACGAAAGCGCAACAAAAGCTAAAGAGTTAGCTATTATAGAAGCGTCTGAACTTAGAGAAGTAGAAACGTCTATGGAAGTTGAACACAAACAATGGCAAATCTTTAGAGTTACAGTAAGGGAGTATCTCGAAAGTCTCAGACAGAAAATTAGTTACCTTAAATTAGAAAACCAAACACAAAAACTAACAGTATGAACGTATCAGGAAAAGTTTACAAGGTATTGCCGCTACAAACATTCGAAAGCGGTTTCACGAAAAGAGTAGCAGTAATTGAAACAGAGGGTGAGTACCCTCAGAAGCTACCAATTGAGTTCTTAAAAGACAGGACAGTGATGCTAGATAACATTACAGAGGGTCAGCTCGTAACGGTTGAATATGACCTAAGAGGCTCAGAGTGGAACGATAAGTTCTTTTTAAGCGCGGTTGCTTGGAAGATTGACGCTAAGACTAGCCCATCTATGGATAAAGCCGTAGAGGTAGTTAAAGAGGGGTTAGGTGCTGAAGTAGTAGCGGAGGTTGAAGATGATCTGCCATTTTGAAAAAGCACACTAAAATTTACTTCGAGGGTATGGGGTTTGATAAAACAGACTTCATACCCTGTGAGGTATGCTCTAAACGCGCGACCGATATACATCATATAGATGCTAGGGGTATGGGTGGAGACCCTCAGGGTAAAAAAGATACCTTAGATAACCTTATGGCACTATGTCGAGTATGTCACGATAACTTCGGTGATATTGTCGATTTTAAACCGTATCTTCGTAAGATTCATAAGATGAATATTGAGACGCGCGGCTAGAACTGATAAGAACCAAACTGAGATAGTAGCAGCCCTTCGGAAACGTGGGGCTGTTGTTCTTATTACTAGTCAGTTAAAAAACGCCTTCGATATTCTAGTAGGTTACGAGGGAAATCTATACATAGTCGAAATTAAGGACGGTTCTAAACCTCCTAGCGCAAGAAAGCTAACATCTGGTGAGCTTGAGTGCAAAGAACGCTTTGAGTCTGTAGGCGTTACATACCACGTAATTACAAGCGTGGAGGAAGCAATTTCTATGCTATCCTAGTACGATTTAAAAAAAAATCAATTTTTTCTGTTAAAAAGTTTGGTAGTTAAAAAACTATCACTACTTTTGATGACATCAAACAACGGGGGTAACCCACTAAAACAACAGAAAATGACTGCTTTAGAAAATCAAATCAACAAACTTTCAAAAAACGAAAGAGACTACTTTAACAAGTTAAACAAAATGGGTATTATAGGTGAGGATGCGTTAAGCCATGTGTTAATAGCATCTGCTACTGGATTGATAAAGAAGTAAAAACTGGGGCAACCATAAGAACGCCCCACAATAAAACAAACATGAAAGTTTACATAGAACTAGAACTAGAAGTAGATTACCACTTTGAAACCGATCATATCGCTGGATGGGAACATAGCGAAGAGGTACTACATATTGATGAGGTCAGTTGCGAGGAATACCCAGATTTAGACCTATCAGATTTTGACGATGAAATAACCAAACAAATAATTGAAAATGATTGACGAAGTAATAATCGAAATGAAGGCTAAGAAAATAAAGCCTATTCAGCTCATTGCTGAAACTGGTGTAAGCCAACAAACCTTTTACCGCTTTCTAAATGGAGGCAAGGTAAGCCAAAGAACAAAACAACTAATAATTGACTATTTAAACTTGAAGTGATGACTGAAAAAGAACTAGAACTAATTGAAATGATGGTTGACGAGTACCGAGAAACTCTCATATCAAAAGTGAATACCGCGCAAAGCATATCGCTAAACGAGGGCGGTGCTGAAGTTACATTTGATACTTACGCTAACGTAATAGCTAATTACTTCTGCGTAGATAAGGCTAAGATGTTATCAAAGAACACTAGGCTCACGGAGTATAAAATAGGGCGTCAGGTGCTTTGGTTTCTGTGTAGGTCAGGCGAGAGTCAACTACCTTACTCATTGCAGAGATTAGGTAATATGTCTGGAGGGTTTAACCATGCTACTGTTTTACATGGTACTAATAAAATAGCTGGAGAGCTTCCGTATGATAACAGTTTAATGAGTGACGTTAAACAGATATGTAAGATACTAGGTTTTCAGTTAATCAAAACAGGACGCAAACACACAACCGTTAGAGAGATATGAAACGATACCAGATAAGACGCTGGGATATGCGCAACACACTAAGAGTAAAAAAGTATCTTTTTCCTTTGTGGTTTATGATGAATTTAACTACATTTGGACTAATCTATTCAATGACAATAAACTAAATAAAATGAACTATCAAGAATTTTTAGAAAGTAAGCGACATTCTTTAGGGGAGTTTGGTTTTGATGCTAATTACATTCCCGATATGGCTTTTGACTTTCAGCGACACGTAATAGAAAAGGCGGTTAAAAAAGGGCGTATAGCTGTTTTCTTAGATACTGGTCTGGGTAAGACCTTAGTTCAGCTTTCAATAGCTCAGAACGTTGTGAACCATACTAACAAAAAAGTATTGATTCTAACCCCTTTAGCCGTTGCGTTTCAATTTATTCTGGAAGCTGAAAAGCTAGGTATAGATGACATTGAGTACTCAAAGGACGGCAAGCACACAAAGAAGATAGTTATCTGTAATTACGAAAGGTTGCACTATTTCGATAGTAATGATTTCGCTTGTGTTGTTTTAGATGAGAGCTCTATTTTAAAGAACTTTGACGGCAAGATTAAGAATCAGATAACTAGCTTTATAAAAAAAGTTCCTTATCGTTTCTTGAGCACGGCAACCCCTAGCCCTAATGACTTTATTGAACTGGGTACAAGTTCTGAAGTTTTAGGATATATGGGTTATATGGATATGCTGGGTAAGTTCTTTAAGAACAATCAAAACGACACAGGAGGTAGAAACAACATAGGCAACAAATTTTATCTAAAGCCACACGCGGAAAAAGACTTTTTTGCGTGGGTTAATCAATGGTCTATAATGGCAAAAATGCCGAGTGATTTAGGTTTTTCAGACAATCGTTATAAGCTACCTGAATTGAACGTAAATAGACACGTAGTAAAAAACCAGTCTTTAATAGATGTTGATGGTCAAATACAAATGTTTACACCGATAGCAAAGACAATGACAGAGGTTAGACACGAACAAAAGCAAACCGAGCAGAAAAGATGCGAAAAGGCTATTGAATTAGCTAACGGTAAAACCTCCGTATATTGGTGCAATACGAACGCTGAAAGCGCAATTCTAAAAGCTAATGATAGCGAAGCGGTTGAGATTATAGGTAGTCAATCAATAGATAAAAAAGAAGAGGCGTTACAAGCTTTTGCTAATGGAGAAATTAAGCGGCTAATAACAAAGGCTAAAATGACTGGAATGGGTTTAAATTGGCAGCATTGCAATCATTCGGTATTTTTTCCTACTTGGAGTTATGAGCAGTACTACCAAGCGGTTAGAAGGTTTTGGAGGTTCGGGCAGAAAAACGATGTTAATATTGATATGGTTATTTCAGACGGTCAAACAAGAGTTTTAGAAGCCTTGCAGCAAAAGACACAAAAAGCAATAGAACTACACAAGAGGCTAACAGAAAATGTAAACCGTTCATTTGTAGATGTACGAAAAGAGTTCAAAACAGAAATAGTAAAACCAACCTTTATATAAAAAGAAATGAAAGTAAAAGAACAAGAAGTTACCGATAACTGGGCGATATACAATGGTGATTGTATGGACTTACTGCCAACCCTAGAAAATGAAAGCATAGACCTGAGTATATACTCTCCTCCGTTTGCTAATCTTTACACTTATTCAAGCGATGCAAGAGACATGAGCAACGTGGATAGTAACGAGCAGTTTTACCAGCAATACGAATATCTTGTAAAAGAAATGGCAAGAGTTACAAAGAGCGGTAGAATTAACGCCATACATTGTACTGATTTATTTAAATATAACGGTGCTTTATATGATTTTCCAGCAGAAATAATAAAGCTACACGAAAAGTACGGGTTTACTTATATGAGTAAAATTACTATTTGGAAAGAGCCCTTAAAAGTTCGTATCAAAACAATGGTTCAATCTTTAATGCACAAATTTATAATAGAAGATAGTACTAAAAACTACCCAGCAATGCCTGACTATGTCATTTTGTTTAAAAAGAAAGGCGAAAACGAAGTACCAGTAACGCACCCTTTTGGTCTATCTAATTATGCTGGAGAACGCCCGATAATGCCTGAGACGGTCGGTATTTATAATAGAGCTAACGGAACTGACTTTACAACTCCTGATCAACTTTGGGAGTACGTAAAAAACAAATACAAAGACCACGAAGACCCAAAAACAAACAAATTGAGCCATATGATTTGGCAGCGTTACGCGAGTGCGTTATGGGATGACATACGCGTAGAGAACTGCCTACCATTTAAAGATTCAAAAGAAGACGATGACGAAAAGCACGTTACCCCAACTCAGTTAGATGTAATTGATAGGCTTGTTGAATTATATTCTAACCCTAACGAGGTTGTTTTAACGCCTTTTATGGGTGTTGGTTCGGAGGTATTCAGCTCCGTTTCAATGGGTCGAAAGGCTATCGGAATAGAGCTAAAAGATAGCTACTTTAAGCAAGCTAAATTAAATCTAAAAGAAGCTGAAAAGCGGTTTAGAGAATCAGTAAAACAAGCTAGCTTATTTTGAAAACTCCAGTAGCTAAAATTATAGACGGAATAGAGGACGGTTTGCAGTATAACAGTAATGTATATGCTGTAAACGTCCTCGGACGTCTTAAAGAGCTTGCAGAAGGCTTACTAGATGAAGAGCGTAGGGTTATTCAGTCAGCCTATGCCAACGGTTATTTAATGACCAAAAGCGCGAAGGAATACTATGAGGATACCTACGATAGAAAACAATTAACACTTTTTGAAGATGAGTAAAAGATTCACGGATACAGACAAATGGAAAAAGCCTTTTATAAGGGGCTTAGAAGCTAAATATAAGCTACTCTGGTTTTATCTTCTGGACGATTGCGATCATGCTGGTATATGGATAGTAGACCTAGAAATAGCTTCTATCAGATGTGGTTTTGACTACTCAGAAAAAGAAGTACTAAGGGTTTTCAAGAACCATATTCAAGTAGTTAAGGGTGGCAAATATTGGTTTATTGAGGACTTTGTAGACTTTCAATATGGAGAGCTTAACCCTCATAATAGGGCTCATGCTTCTGTTATCGGCAAATTAAAGAAGTATAAAATTAAGCCCCTTATAAGCCCCTTACATGGGGCTAAAGATAAAGACAAGGATAAGGATAAAGATAAAGACAAAGAAAAAGATATACCTACGTTCGATGAGTTTTACGAGTATGGCGTTAAGTATCGAAATGTTGACAAGGAAGAGCTACGTTTGAAGTACGCTAGCTGGGTTGCTAATGATTGGCGAGATGGAAATGATAACCCGATAAAAAACTGGAAAACAAAGCTGCTCAATACAATCAAATTTCTTAAACTTGCAGAATCAACAAAAACGAGGATAGCACTATGAAGAAAATAATTGAGTGGGATAGTATCGAAGTCAGAGGTAACAGGTCTGGAAGTAAGAAAACAACTTGCCCAGCTTGTTCACCTGACAGAAGAAACTCTAAAGACCCTTGCCTATCTGTTAACTTTGAGAAAGGACTTGCAAACTGCCATCATTGCGGTGCGGTTAGCTTTAGAAAAGATGAGAGCTTTAAACCGACCTACACACCACCGCCTCAAGACTGGCAAAACTATACTAACCTATCCGATGGAATGGTTAAGTATTGCGCTAGTCGCGGGATACCTCAGAGGGTTCTTATTGACTTTAGGATAACAGAAGAAAAGCAATGGTTACCGCAAACCAACAAAAAAGAGAACTGCATTGTATTCAACTACTTCGAGGGCGATGAGATAGTTAACAAGAAGTTTAGAGATGGGCGTAAGAACTTTAGCCAGTCTAAGGATGGTAAAAGAATGCTTTATAACATTAACTCAATAGTAGGTGCTAAAGAGGTCTATATAGTAGAGGGTGAGTTCGATGTTCTAGCAATGGCTTCGCAAGGTATAGACAACGTGGTTAGTCTAGTGAATGGTGCTAATGACCACGATGACCAATGGGTGAACTCTCAAAAGTACCTAGATGACGTTGAGCATTTTATTATAGCGGTTGATAATGACCCTAAAGGAATTGAGGTACGGGAAAAGATAGCTCACAGGCTAGGTAAATGGAGGTGTAGTTATATCGAATGGACTGATAAAGACGCTAACGGATCTGTAATGTCAAATAACTTTGACAGCGATCTAACTAAGATTGTAAGGTTTCCAGTTAGCGGTACACACACCGTTAAAGACCTAGAAGCTGGTATATTCGACCTACACAGAAACGGACTGCCTAAGACTATCAAACCAAAGCATAAGAGCTTCGATAATGTAAACGACATCTTCAGCGTTATGAAAGGTCATTTAGTAACCGTTACGGGTATCCCTTCGCATGGTAAGTCAAATTATGTTGAATGGTATGTTTTGAATCTAGCTAACGACCATGATATGAAAGCTAGTTTCTTTAGCCCTGAACATACGCCTATGGCACTACATCAAACTAATTTCATGCAGAAGGCGATAGGTCGTAACTTCTGGAAAGACGTAGATGGTTTGCCACGTATAAAAGAAAGCGATATTTCACGATATACTGAATGGGCAAATGAAAAGCTATACATAACTGCTCCAGATAGGGGTGAGGTTGCTACGTGGGAATGGCTTATAGATAAGTTTAAAGAGCAGCTATACAGTTACGGTATTAACATCTTTGTAATTGATGCTTTCAATAAAGTTCAAATGCCACAGGGTAACAGGCTAGAAAGCATTAACGACATTCTAACCAAGTTAACCGCTTTCGCTCAGTCTAATGATGTTATAATATTCTTAGTAGCTCACCCTACTAAAATGAAAAAGAAAGATAATACAGATGTTTACGAGATGCCTACGCTATACGATGTTTCAGGTAGTGCGGACTTCAGAAACCAAACGCATGACGGTTTCACAATTCACAGACATTTCGGAGATGAGCCTTGTACTGAGTTTGCTAGCATGAAAGTAAAGTTTCAATTTCAAGGTAAGATAGGCGAAACTTGCAAGATGGATTATGATCTTCCAACTGGAAGGTATTACGAAAAAGGAACTAACCCTCCACGCTTTGACATGACCATACCAATGGAAGAGCAAATATTAGCCCCAGCAATGAAGCCTAGCCCTAGCTTTAACACTAACGAGACATTTTACGATATAGATGAAGAAGAGACCTCAACGCCATTTTAAGGAGCTTAGAGAGTTAGACGAACTCCAAGACCTAGTAAACAAGCGACCAACTGAAGTGAATAAAAAGAAATTTGAAAAAAAGTTAGAAATGTTTTGGTCAGGTCGGAAATAGTATATATGTTTGTGTCAACAAATAAAACAAACGACATGACAATCGAAGAAACAATACAAATGATTAACCTACTGAAGGCAGAGAACAACCCAATCAATGATGAGTTAATTGCCTTCTACGAAAGAAAAGTAAAAGAAGCTTACGCTAACGCAATAAACAAAGCATTTAAACAGGGGGTGTAAAAGCCCCCACAATAAACTAAACAATGGAAGCACTAATTTATCTAGCAGTACCCGTAATGCTTGGTCTAATGGGTTTAAGAATTATCAAAGAAGAAAACAGATACAGAAAATGAAAATCAACGGCAAAGAATACCTACAGATAGGTTACAACGAGAAAGTATTTCTATCGGTCTATAACGAGGACTATGAGCGCATTAACAAAACTTGTGTAGACCCTCAGCCAGACTGGAATAAAGAAGAGTACCCAGAGCATCATATATTCCACGAATCGTTTATAGATTTTTCTAGGTACATCCCTAATACCTACGATTACATTAACTTTGTGAAAGCTCCAACGGTTTACGAAGTTAGCAGAGCGATTAACTTACTAGCTGATGAAGGCGTAGTAGTTTACGATGGTGTAACACTTCACGAAAAAGTAAAATGAACGAGATAGAAGAAAGCTACTTTAACGCTTATCTGTTATTCACAGAGCAGATAACATATGATGAACTAGCAGAGGAAGGTATGTTCTATCTACCTAAAGACCACGGCAACCCGAAAGTGCTCCTAGAATACTTTGAAGAGATAGAAGATTACGAAAAGTGTAACGATATTATAGAAGCGATATGAAGAGCTTTATAAACAACTGGCTAAGAGCTTACAGAAGATTTAAACCAAAACAAAAGATGAGTAAATTCAAAATATCAGGTCAGGAACGTAGAGAATTGAAGAAACTTCTAAACGAGTACAAGTCCTATGAAAAAGGATTCTGGCACTACCATCAGCTTGACAAGGATATGTATAGCTTCATTAGCCCTGATAAAAAACATCAGCCACCTATGAGTTATGAAGAAGCTCAGAAGAGGTACGACAAGGTGGTTCGCAACATAGAAAGAATAACTAAAGAATTAGAATAATTGAAATGAAAAAAGATACAGATAATTGCGGTGGAATAGAAGAAGATTTAAGTATTAAACTTGCTATTTGGTTTTCGATATGCTTTTTATTTGGTTCGTTACCCATGATAATTTTTTACGTATTTGGAATTTAATAGGATGAAAACAAGAAAAGGTTTTGTCTGCAAAGGAGAGTAGACTTGTTGTTAATGGATATGACCCAATAGACGAGGTTTCGATTATTGTTAAACACGCCCACCAACTCCAAAACCTATACTTTGCACTAACAGGAGAAGAACTAAAACTTACGAAATGACAAGCAAAATAACCCAGAAGATAATAGCCGACCTAGTAGCCTCTGATGAGAAAGGTCTGAAAGAGTACGGTGTAACAGTAGACCGAGAAGATTACACACTTAGAGATTGGTTGCAAGAAGCCTATGAAGAGACTTGCGACACGGCTAAATACCTAAGGGCTGCAATAGAGAAGATAGACCGAGATAAAAAAAGTTGAATTTTTTTTCTGAAAAGTTTGGTAGTTTAAAAAGTGTTCTTACCTTTGATGACATCAAACAAACAAAGACAGAAAAAATGAAATTTGAAATCGGAAAAACTTACAAAGGAGTTAGCGGAGTTGGTGAGTGTGCAATCACAGTAGTAAAAAGAACAGATAAAAGCATCTGGATTGATTCATCAATGGAAAAGAACAAAAGACTTAAAATAAAAAGCGGATGGAATAATACAGAAGCGGTTTCTTACAGAAGTTGGTGGGCTGATGCTTCAGAAATCTACACAGAAGAAAAACAAGTAGAGGACGCTTACTACGCAGCATACAACAGATAAAAGCAATACGGTGGAGAGGATTACCGTAGACCAAAACCTCAATTAAAAAAGCTTGTCAAGAAACTAATGGTGCAGCAAGCTAGAGCCCTGACGATGAGAGAACGTTGGGGCTTTTTTTTGTATATTTGTAGGGTGTAATGAAATAGGACTTATATATAGTCAAGGATAGCCACTTAAGGCGAGTTAACAATTACACAATGCCAAAGTACAGAGGATACGACATAACTAGAAGCAACCGAAAAGGTAAGAAGTACAAAGCCTGCAAGGGTGGTAAGTGCGTACACTTCGGGGCTAAAGGTTATATAATACGACCAAAGACTACTAGAGGTGATAGTTATTGCGCTAGAAGCTCTGGTATTAAGTCAAGCCCTAACTCACCTAATTCATGGGCTAGGGCGTTATGGTCATGTAAGGGTAAAAAGTCTGTTAACAGTAAGCCTTTCTTTGGTAAGATCAAGTTACCTTGATTTTGAATAAACAAAATATTTCAATATGGAAAAACGAGGCGGTGCAAGAGCTGGAGCGGGTAGACCTCCAAAGTCAGAAGAAAGCAAACTAATAGAAAGGCTAGACGCTATTATCAACCAAGATGAGGTACTTGAGGTGCTTCATTCCAAGATTCAAGACGGTGATGGTAGAGCCTTAGAGCTTTATTTCAAGTATCGACACGGGTTACCAAAACAGAAAACTGAGGTAACTACAGATAGTGAACAACCATTTATACTGACCCTAAACAGTGGAGCTAAGTAAGAAGCAAACAGAAGCTTTTGAATTAGCTACTTCTGGGGAAAAAGATGTAATACTTTACGGAGGTGCTATTCGTGGAGGCAAGACCTATTGGCTGCTAACTACATTCTGCTACCTAGCTTCGACCTATGCTAATTCTAGATGGGTTATAGTTCGTGAGAGCTTACCAACTCTAAAGCGTACTACTCTGGTATCGTTTCAAGCGTTACTAGCTGAGGGGTTAGATGT